AGACCTGGGTTATTTGTTGAACTTGAAGACAGTTTGAATGTTTTAGTTCCTGTAGATATTCTAACAGTTGGTGTTGGAGTAGAATTTGGATCTCTGATAAAGAATGCTCCAATTAAATCTCCAAAATTATCGGAAATTAATCTAAGATCTTTTACATATGCTACAGCACCACTTGTCTGTCCAACTAGTTGCATACCACTAATCAAATATCCAGAATATTTTCCCTGAGCTTCTTCAGATAATGAAGCAGTATCAATATTTAAAATTTTTGATGATTGATTATATGCCGATGGTATTGATTCTGATTTGACATATGGATTTATCGTATATTTTGCTGAAGGTGAATTGTATTTTCCATATTTATGATCTGGAGATGCAACTCTAAATGAAATTAAATTACTTCCTCCATATGTGCCAATAACAGTCTCACCAATAGAAAAAGATCCAGATGCACCATAATTTTCTAATGTTTTAGAATTTGATATTTCGACTAGTTTTGGAATAAAGTCTACACCACTATTTCCATCAAGAAACTGATAAAATTGTGTAGATGGTTTTAAATTAGATGCAGAAAACCCAGTATTTCTGGATCTCATAAACGATTCTCCAGATGAAGAAATTAAAACATTTCTTATCGTGGTGTCAGTATCACTTACAGTATCAGAAACTGTATTTGAAGTAGTATTAGATGATGTGTTAGATGATGTTGATGACGTTATAAATGATTCAATACTCTGAACTTCTTCCTCTCCTCCTCTACCAGGTAGTGCAATATCAATATAAGAAACTTCGCCCGATTGGGTTTGAATTGGTGTCAATTCGACGGCAACATTGCTTGTTAAATTATTTGTAAGAGTCCTGCTTGAGTTTAATGTTATTGAAATATTATTATCAGGAAGTTGAACGGTTCTTACCCAATTATCAATTTCTGGACTTAATTTAATATCTCCATTATATACAATTACATTAAATGGATTTACATTTTCAACTTTTGTTGCAAATGCTTGTTCTATCCATCCGATTGATGTATATTTAAGAGTTACTGCTTTTCCTGTTTTTTGAACATTTGAATCTAATAATTCAAAATCTACAGATAAATCCAACTCCTCATCAACACTTGAAATTGCCGGAGCAATTTGAGATTTTAAAGAATTTCGACTTAAAACTGGGGTTAGTTCATTTGCAGCAGTATTGACTCTAATGTCCGAAAGTTGTTTATTGATTAATTCATAATTTTTAAAATCATCTACAAAAAATCCACTTTTAAATCTATTATTTCCTTCAGAGTCTTGAATTTGTAAAGTCTGAGTATTAACTTCAAGTAGTGATAATGATGTTACTCTTTCCAAATTTTGAACCCTATCTTCAATTAACCCAATATCTCTCATTGTATATCTTCTATTGTCCATCAAAGTCACAATAGCATTTGCTGGATTATAAAGATAAGGTGGCAATTTGATTGTTGCAATTTCCATTACAGCATCATTTTTATTTGGAGCCTTTGGAGTTTTTGATGATATTCCCTTTTCTAATATAAAATTGCCAATTTTGTCCAAATATAATTTATCAATTCTTGCCAAATAGTATTCATAACCAAGTAATGAACTCTCATTTGGTGCTAAAATTGTTTTTGGTTGCAAATCCGTAATAAAATCTCTAGAGGAAAAATCAAAAGGTGACGAACTAACTGAAGAAAATATTGGAACTCTTGGTCTAAAATCTAGGGTGTCGGAAGATCTTACCAAATTAGGTCCAATGGAAGGAATATCATGAGTAAATCTTTCCTTATCATAACTTAAAACAGTAAAAACATCTCCAGAATCATTTGATGGTATTGAATAATAATCAAATACAATTAATAACTTTTTGGATGGTTCTGTGGTTCCTTTATTTCTAACAATTTTAGAATAATCATAATATTGATTTTTTTGTCCTTTATTGAGAGTAAATGAATTTGTAATATCTTTATATTTTCCTAAAATAATAGATTGTATTTCTGTTGTTATATTTGATTCTGAAAATGTTACTGATTCTGATTCTAAAAATCTTTCAGAATTTAAATATACAATACCCAAAACATCCGTAGAAGGTTTTGATACAACCCTTGCAATTGCTTTACTAGTAATTCCAAGAATATTTTCTCCTATAATTGCATTTGTTGATACGATAGCGGTTGGATTGAATTGAATTTTATCTAATACTGGGTCATTTGAATCAAATGATTCATATACTGATATTATCTTTACAGCATCGGGATAATTTAGTGATATTTCTTCATCCTGAACTCTTAAACCATAATATTGATTATAAGTAAGACCATCACTGATTGAATTATTACTTCCTGTTCCTGATTGTGGATATTTTGATTTGTCTACAGTCAAAATTTGACTTCTATTATAAGTTTTTATTTTACTTTGAATCCCATTTTTTACCAAAGTTGTATTTACTACAACATTACCAGATTGACTAGGAAGCAATCCACTAATATTTACGGTTCCTGAATTTAAATTAAATTGATCAGAAGTTATTTTTGATGTTATTCCGTTACTATAATGTACTGAATACCTTTCTTCATCAAATGCCGCAAAAAAGGCACTACTAATTCCAATAATTGAAGCTGGTGTAAGTGTTAATACTCCATTACCATCCGTACTTTGTCCAGTTATTTGATGAGAAATTGTTAATAAAGAATCTGAAAGATTTACTGAAGAAATATTTGAATCTGGCAATTTTGCATAAAGGAATCCAGATCTTTCATTTCTTATAATTGGAGCACCAATAAAAACATTACTATAAGATCCGTCAACGACTGATCCACTATATATTCCAGAAACGCTTGTTATGGGGGAAATTGTTAATGATATTCCGGTAGGAGATACTGCAGTTACTCTATTAAATGTCTCATTATTATTAGATGTATTTTGATATCTAATAATTGATCCTACCTTTACTCCGGTAAAAACCTTTCCGGGACTACTTAAAGTATTGTTAGTTATTGCCGCTCCTACTACTCCATTGGGAAGTCTAAATCTTTCTAACAAACAATTTGCAGTAAAATTTGCAGGAAGATTTGATATTGAAGTTGGTTGACTTACCGACTTAATATCTTCAGATGAATATGATATTACAGATTTAATTGATCTTGGAAAATCTAAACCATTGATAATTAATTGCTCACCAACTGAAAATGTTCCAGAAGTTTGTCTTAAATTAATTGTAACAGAGTTTCCTCCAGCAGAGACTGAAAATCCACTTGCTCCACTACTTTTACCCTTTACAAATGATGTTGCTGGCAATTCTGTGTCAGAAATTGCTGAATTTAGGGTGATGGTTGTATATGTCTGAATATCATACAAATATAAATCCCAATTAGTTGCATTTCCACTATAAGAAGCATCAGTGAGACTAAAATTATATACTCTTGCATTTCCAATTGTCGACCCTATTCCCCCAAGTTGATCGTTCAAATTTATAACACATCTTTGTTTTGGTGTTCCAGATACAGTATTAACTCTTAAAATATTCCCCATTTCGAAAGGAATGTTTGCATTTTCAATAGATTCAGTATCTCTTGATTTATCAACATCAATAATTGTAGTTGAAATTTTATCTATATCATATCCCCTAACATAAGCTTTTCCTGGAGATATTTTTAAACACATTAAATCTTCAGATGGTTTATTATCTTGTTCTGTCGTTTCGGTATCAAAAAATAATCCATTATTACCCAATCTATCATTTAAAGAATTATTAACAGATACATTAAACGGAGAAACTGTATAATCGCCAGATTCATCGTATGTTCTTTGTGCCATATAATCTTTAATTATATTATATTGAGTCTTCGTCTCAATTATTTTAATTTTTCCATCTTCAACTCTTAATAATTCGACAAAGTCTGTGTCATTTAAATCTGACAATAATTTTTTAGTTAGAGTTAAATTTATTTTAAATCTATCTGCACCTGGCGCAGCATAATTTGTAAATCCTTTGGACGGATCATATAATGAAGAGTCATCCTTTGCCCCGACAATCAATTCATCAATTTTTAATCCAACCCTATATGATGGCACATTTGTATAATTATCTAATATTATGGTTTGTTTAGAAACATTAACAAAGTAACCTCTAATAAAATATACACCATCTCCAATTGACGCTGCAGAACCTATAGATGTTGCATCTGATGATAATAAAGATGCAAATGGTGTTCCAGCATTAATTGTAGTATTTCCATATGTTATATTTTCATCAGCAATTAATGATTCACCATTCTCAAATGGATTAAATTCGAAATTATTGTCAGAATCTATATATTTGACATATATTGTTAAGTCATCAACATTAATATCATCAGGAAAGGTAACAAATTGAATTATTGCGGTTGTTCCTGATATTTGTCCAGTTACTTTTTTACCAATGAAATTTTTAATGTAAAGAGAAACATCAACTCCAAAATTGCTTGAATTTAGTTTGACAGAATTAAAATTTCCATCATATGCAATGTTTCCAGGAATCACCATTGATCCTTCTTTAAAAATATGACTTCCAAAAGATTTTACCTGATCTTGTAAAAGAGATTGTAGTGTTGTTAATTCTCTTGCCTGTACAGGATACCCAGGTTTAAATAAAACTTTGTAAAAATTACTTTCAGAATCAAAATCATCATAATATGGACTAATATTTAAATCTGTTTTTTGTGTCATTTTTAGTTAGAATTCCAGAATAATTTTAATGTCTTCTTTTTGTCGAATATCCCTTGTTACCAAAGGACGATTATCAATATATATTATTTCTCCCGACTTTGTATTTATCTCCGGATTTGAAAGTCCTCCCGTAAAAGTTACTCCCAAATCTATAACTTTTCCACCAACTGTTATTTTATTACCATTATTGGCAAATGAAGTATCAATAGCTGCGGTAAATGAAGGAGAAGATCCTCCAATATTTTGTGAAGAAGATTCAAAAGCAAGAACTTTAGATTCTGAACTTACAGTATTATAATCAGTTTGATCTAAATTATTGCCAAAATATAATGATCTATCTCTAAAATATTTTAAAACTTTTGTTTCTTTATCATATGATGCAACATAACCTCTAGCAGTTCCTCCCGTAACAGTTTGCGTTATTTCTTGTCCTATTGTTGGAGATCCGGAAAATGTTGAAGTCAATCCAATTCCAGAAAGTGTTGAATATTGATTTTCAGTAAAAATAACAGAATCTGAAGATGGTATTGTTGGATTTTTTATAATTCCAACCTGTGAAAATTTTGTATCAGTTGGAAAATCTTTTGTAGAATCATCAAATCTTGCATAGATTAATATTTTATCAGTTCCCAATTCTGTGTAAATATCATATCCGTGCCCCTTTGATGGCGGAATAATTGGTATTAATTTTGCCGGATTTGGTATAGATCCTCCTTGCGGTTGAAGATTACCAAGATCAACTATTGCCCAGCTATAACCATAACCTCCTGCAGTAACTTGTGTTGAAGTAATTTTTCCAGTAGTATCAACAGTAATTGATACTTTTCCTCCAGTTCCATCGCCAAGAATATCAACAATTCCTGAAGAATATCCAGATCCTCCATTTGAAATATATACCTGTTTAATTTGATTTGGATTTGTAGAACTTGAATATCCATTTTCCCGAATACTCACAATTTCACTATTTGTAGATGTTTTCCAGTCATTCGGAACAACAATGTATTCTGTTGAATCAAATTTTATAATATCACTTGGTGAAATTGAAAATAGGTATTTCCAAATATATCCATCT